AGAGTGTTGTAAATATCTTTTCTGATGTTTAGATATTGAGGCAACCCTACATTTGTTGAATAATCAGCGGCAAACTTTTGCGCGGCTCTAGCAACATTGCTGCCACCGCCACCCACGTTAGCCATTTGTCTTGCGGCTCCAGTTCCTTGCTCAAGACCAAATTGATACCCTGGCATGGCCAATAAATCTTCTGCTGTTGGTTGCTTTGTAAGATACGGCAACATATTTTGAATTTTTGTTAATGCGCCATATCCAGCTTCTCGGTAAGGCGCTTGCTGGGCATTAAGAATGTCAAACATCTGCCGCTGTTGAATGGCGGCTTGATTGGCTGCATCAGCCTGCATCCGCGCCGCTGATTCTGCTGCGCTTGCTTGACGCTGCGCCCCCATATAGCCTAATAAGGCCGATCCACCAATCGCTGCTGCTACCCAAGTCATAATTTTTCCCCTTCAATTTCAAACTTTTTGAGGTCATTTCTGGCGTCAAAAAGCGCGGTCGTATCTGGCTCTATCAATTCAGCCTCAATTTCATCAAGGTCGGTTTTGTCAGTTCTGTGAATAGTCACGCCAATTGCGTCAGTCACAGCCAGAGTTACCCGCTTCGTTCCAGGCTTGGATTCCACAACGTCACCAGCCTGAAGCCGTTTCATTCCGTTTTCAGTCCACGCAATTATCTCGCCTTTTGCACATAAAAAGAAGTGGGATTCTTTGTGAACTTTCCCGACAATTAACGTCCCGGCGGGTCTAAAAACCTTCCGCATATACATTCCAGGGCTAAAGTGATGCTCAGTCACCAATTCAGCCTGCGGCATTTTGACCATTTCGGCCTGCAGGCGATCTACCTGCTCACGGGTCACATGATTGGGTAAATCAAGTTCATTCATACTATGCTGGTAATAATCCCGTCCACAACGGTTATTGTTTTTGGAACTGCGTCCCCGCTTAAAAATGTTCCAGAAACCCCAATGTTCTTGGTTGACATGGTTCCAAGACCGGTAATGTCTGTATTTGGGATGGTGGATGACGCGGTAAATGGGCTAGTTCCGCTTCCTTTTACATAGCCCGTCAAAGATGTTGCACCTGTGCCGCCATGAGGGACATTGAGAGTGCCTCCAAGGGTTACATCTCCCGCTGTTCCGGTGGATGGGGTTAACCCTGTATTGTCAGCAGAGAAACTAAGAACACCGGTATTTGAGATGGTTACATCACCTGTTGGGCTGGATACCGCAATCCCTGGCCCTGCAATGTTAGATAGCACCCCGGTATTGGCCAGATCAATTGTTCCTGCACCATTGGTAACGCTTATTCCCGCCCCAGCCCCAAGGTTGTTGGTTTCATATCCAGTTCCATTCCCAATCAACAATTCGCCATTGGCGGGTACTTGATTTGTTCCTGTGCCGCCATTGTTGACTTGTAAGGGATAACCTAGCGTGATTCCGACTACGGAAGGATTCATCAGCCAAACTAGCCACTCTTGATTCGGCCTTCCCGTGTTCTCATTTAGAAACGGGCTTATCGGGATGTTGATATTGGTGTTTGGGGCTGTTGCCATCAGTTTGCTCCGGCGCTTGCCTTCAATTCGGCAGAAACAATTACGGCTTTGACAGGATCAGAAATTGCGACCTCAAAGATGCGGTCACGCGACCAACCCAAACGCCTCCAAAGTGCGCGATTAGCGTATTGGCCAACCCGTCCTATTGATACCCAATGTTCATTTGACCAAGTGGAGCCACCATCATTTGACCAGCGCAACATAGCCTGGGGGTTGGCGCTTGAAGCAACAGGGGTTGCTTGCTCTGCAATAAGGTCGTTTCCGCTTTCTGTGATGAGGAAATCGTTGTTTTCTGCAAGCAAGTAAATAGGCGCGGTTTCTGGGACATTGTTGCCTACTCCTGGCTGAAACTGGATTTGGAATGATTCAAAATACTGTCGCTGAAGATCAGAAACAATATGCGGCGCTCTACGCAAGCGGCGAATTGGGTTGCCATTGTCGGTATAAACAGCGTTTTGAATGGTGTAGATTTTGCCGTTTTCATAGTCCCCGACAACGTATTGGGTCTGGAAGAAACACCCGCAGTTTGACCGGTGACGATAGTATTTCCCAGAATCAGCATCCCAAGACAACCACTTATGCCAGGACTTTGTAGAGCCATCGTAAACCCATGTCAGACCGTCCCCAATGGAGGGAAAGGTACAGACGTACATCTCATGGCCTTCAATTTGATAGGTGTAAGCCACGGCATCAGAAGTGATCTGGTTTCTTAACGATTCCTCAACCGCATGGGTGGAAATCTTCACAAATGAATAACCATTGACCATTTCAATCGTGGAGTCGCCTCTTGTGTCTTTTGCGACAAATGCAAAGGAATCAAGAAATCTGGCGATTGAAAAAGGCGCTCCTAGACCAGATTGGATGGATGTGCCAGGAACCCTTTGAAATGGGAATGTAGTAATGCCTTGGATCACATTCCCTACATCCGTCCAGACTTCTGTCGTAACCTCGCCCATCAAGTAAACTTGGCGGCGATCCACTATCAGGCTTACAAGATTGTCAGAATAGCCGTTTTTAGTCCCATACAGAGCCTGGGTCGAGTAAATTGAATTGAGGTCTGTGCAGGCCCAATTCTGCGTTCCAGGTTGGTTATAAATGTTGTAAGAGTCAACATTGTCCACAACGCTTGCGCCCTGCCAAGGCCCGTCTGATGGAGGCAAAGCAGCAAATGCTCCGGTGTTTACTACATAGGTATAACGGTTAGGCCCATCAACAATGTAAGCAATCAGACCGTCATCTGTGATGTTGTCAGATATAGATACAGGGCCACGGGTTGTGGATAGTGTGCCAATTTGAGAAGCAACAAAGTTGACATCCAATGTGTAAACTGCATTGCCGGATACGGCAACGATCAACTCGCCACCAGATAGGGTTTTAAGACCCCGTACCTCACCGTTTTTAAGCTGGGCAACTTCCACCAATCCTGGGGTTGGATAAAGGGCAACAATGCCCCTGTCGCCTTGCTGTTTGGAAACATCAATTTCCGCAAAGAAATTGATACATTCTTGGTCATCTTGGTAGATGGATGGGGCTACATAAGATGTTCCGACAAAGCCAAAATCCGGCATTTTTTACTCCTAGCGGAAACCACCATCCATAATAAAACCAGCGTCCTTTGCTTTGCCCATCATCAGCGAATCAGGATACCTAGCAACTTGCGCTGGTTTCATGTTTGTACGCTTAATGGTTGACTTGCCTTGCGCCGCGTATGCGTTAATCATAGCAAGCTGCGTTTGATTTGTCTTGCCATACATAGGGCAAAGACGCTCGGCCAAACACCATCTCAAAGCCATGTTGTAGCCTTGTGGGAAATTGATATTGTCTGTCAGGCTACCAAATTCACGGAAGATTGTTTGCGTGAATAGATGCAGTTCACCCTGGGATGGATTGGGATAGACATAGACCGTACCCAAAGTCTCAGCAGGCATATAGTAGATCATCTTTGCCCAAGGCCCATTTAGCTGTTTGATGCCAAGCGATTCGTACTCCTCAAGGCTGAGAATGGCCAAGGGATAATCAAGATAGCCTCCAGCCACGCTAGAGCCGCCTTGCATGGTAGCAACCCGTACAAAGCCAGAATCAATGTTTAGAGGACGCTCGTAATAGGCGTTTATGGTTGTGCTGGCCACGGTTTGCGGGATGCTGACAGTGTATGTTCCCGCTTCGTTGACATTCCCGCCAGCGCCCGATCCAAATGCCACAATCTTTGTCCCAGCAGCTATTCCAGCCCCGCTTAGGCTCATCCCCATTGTCACACCACCGGAATTAAGAGATGTGATCGTTAGGGTGCTTCCTGAGATGGAACCAACAAAGTTAGCCCCAACAGACCCACCTGGGCCAAGAGTGTATTGAACTGTATTCTGGACGGTCTGGAAAATCAATTCGGTGCGGTAAAACACCATCATGTTTTCGTTTGACCATTGCGCCAACATATCGTTAAACATATCCAGCGCATCTTGAGCCTCATCTGCTGTGGGAACCTCGCCAGCGGCCACCGCGCCAATGTCTTTCATTGCGCGGGAAATAATGTCAAATGGTGTAGTCATTTTTATTCCTACGGTTTCTCAGGCCAAACAACAGTCCAAGGGAATCCTGCCTGTGCAGGGACATCACGCAGGGCTTTACGGTAGTCCATCCACACTTGAGGAAGCTGTACTCCAAAGCCATCAATGGAAGCATCAACAGCCTTTAGCGTCACCCAATCACATTCAGCAAGTCGTTTGTCTCTTTCAGCCCGAATAGCCTTGGCTTGATTGGCTTCTTTCTCAGCAGCTTCAGCAGCAATTTCCTCAGCAGTCTTGTCTTGTACCTCTACCGTATACACCCAAGGGGCTTCGTAATAAGCAGCGACATTGACCAGCTTCTGAGTTTCCCGGTTGTGTTCTTTAAATACCGACACCTTGGCATAGCCTTGCTCGGCAAGAAACTCATCATTTGGGCCGCTAATAGGAAACCCGGTGTTTGGGAAGGCTTCCCGATAGTCCATCGGAATAAGATTGTTGATATGTGCAACTAACATGATTTCTCCTTAAATCGGGCCAGTATTCGGGAAAGCCGCAGTCGGTGGGGTGAAGTTGGCGGTATATCTGGCATAGCCTTTGGTGATGCGTAGGTCGTCTATGTAACCGTTGAGGTCATAGCCACCACTATAGTAAGAACCAAGCCATAAATTACCGCCAGCATAATTGGTTGAGTCCGTGTACGTAGAACCTATTTGCGTTCCATCTAAGAACATTTTTGTGCTTGTTCCACTACGGCATACAGCAACGTGATACCAAGTTCCTGTTGATAGCGTTCCACCAGTAATCCTAACGCCAGCATTTGTGTAATAAACCAATGCTGACCCATTCAAATAAATTACAGGGGTCGCACTTCCACCATTTTCTCTCATGTCAAAAACAATTGGTGTTCCAGATGTGGAATTGATATACAGCCAAAGTTCAATAGTGAAGTCACCTGTAGAAAACGCAAAATTTGGCGTGTAAACAGCTTTTAATGCATCCCCTGTCCCATCAAAGTACAAAGACCCTGTTCCATACTTCACCACGCTTGTAGAAATCTGTGCGTTGCCCACAGTTTCTAAGTTGTTCATCATGGCATTGTCGTAAATGCCAGCGTTGGTCATGGACAGCAAAATTGCTGTATTAGTTATGGCGGTGGGGGGTGTAGTGGGGGGTGTAAAAGAAGCAGTGTAAACAGCAGTCCCTTTTACCAAGCGGAAACCAGAAATATAACCATAAAACGGCCCACTAGTAGCATTTGTATAAGAGCCAAAATAATATGCAGTAGATGCCCCAACAAGTGTATCGGTATTTCCGGTAGCAGAACCAGAGGCAACGGTGGGGCTTTGCAACACACCATCCACAAACATTCTAACCGTTCCAGACTGCCTAGAAACTGCTACATGACACCAACGATTAAGGGGATATGTATAAGAAAGACGCAGTTCTAAAGAGCTACTTACAAATTCAAAACGCTGTGTTGCGCTTCTCCAAGCAAAATATCCAGCAACATCACCAGAATAAATTGTTGTTACACCGCCTTGATTTGTTAAATAAATATATGCTTCGACCGTGTAATCATCTCCGCTTTGTGGGTTGTTTGTTGAATTTGCAACACAATTAAGACTATCCCCCGTCCCATCAAAGTACCCACTCCCACCAATCACGCTAGTTGAATAGGCAGTAGATGTGCCAAATGGATTGAACCTTTGGACGCTCGGT